TTGCATGGATGACAACTTGACCAGACCTATCTCAATTCTTCTGCGGATCGCCATTCTCAGTGTCTGCTTGTTTGCCGTCCTGAACGGAAAGCATCCTCCGGCACATGCCCAAACCACCATAACAGCCAAAGATGCAGAGCAGGATGCAGATATCGTTGCAATCAATAAACATATCGACAACACAGATGCGAATGTGCTGCGGCAGGAAGCTGCTCTGGCCACGAATGCGCTGGCCATTGCCGAAATGCAGGGCGAGGAAAGGGTCTTTTTTTCCGTGCTGGGCGTGCTCACCGGCACCTCAATTGTGATTCAGGTGAAAAGCAGAAAGAGCCAATGAGCGCTACCGAGCATATCGCTGTCGATGACAAGCTAAACACGATTACCTGCCATGGCTGCATTGTGACAGACGAGATACCGCACCGCGTGCTGCGCGATCCGGAACAGCGACTGGAATTCATCGAGCTTTGGACACTCGACCATAGCGACTGCGACAAGTTCCATGATGCGCGCAAGGCGGAGCTGAACCGCCAGCACAGGAAAGAAGCGGATCGCAGGAAGCTGCTAAAGCGGCCCGTTTTCGCATAATCAAACGAAAATCAAAAGAATCAAAAAATCAAACATGCCACGCGGCGGAAGCAGAGCGAATTCGGGTCGTAAACCCGGCTCTATCAACAGAAAAACGGCCATCGAGAAGGCCGATAAGCCTCTGTCTGAAATCAAAGGCAAAGCGGCGCGTAAAGCAGTCACGGCGGCCGTTGTCCTGGCCTCCATTGACGAGCTGAAATACTGGACGGAGCTGCTGAAAGACCCGAAGACGCGACTGCAGGCCATGATGTACCTAACCGACCAGCGTGATGGCAAAGCGCGGCAAAAGCTCGAGCACACGGGCAAAGATGGCGGTCCAGTACAGGTAGAAACGAGCACGCCGGAAGAGAATGAGCGCCGTATCGCCGAACTGCTGGCCAAGGCAAAGTAATGTGCAGGTCTCGAAGCTTACGCCAGCAGAGCAGCAGGAACTTATCCAGAGGCTCGAATACCGCGCGCGGTATCAGGACGCGAGTTCGGAAGAGCAAAGACGGCTCGCTTATCGCGCTTCTCTGGAGAGCGACTTTGGCGCTTTTGTCCGAGCTGCATGGCATGTTATTCGCCCCGGCCAGGAGCTCAAATGGTCGTGGCACTATGACCTGATCAGCGAATACCTGACGCTGGTATATGAGCGCCGCTGCCGCCGGCTGATTATCAACGTGCCGCCGCGCACGCTGAAATCTGTCCAGATCACAGTGATGTTCCCCGTATGGGTCTGGACGAAGCAGCCGGCACACAACTTTGCCTGCTCATCTTATTCAGGCGAGCTGAGTACGGAACATTCGGTAATGCGGCGCTCGATCATTGAGTCGGACTGGTATAAGGCGCTTTGGGGAGATCGCATATGGCTTGCTGATGACCAGAACCAGAAGACGAAGTACAAGAACAACCACGGCGCGCAGATGATCGCGACATCCGTAGGCGGCACGGCGACAGGCCTGGGCGGCGACACCCTGATTCTGGACGATGGGATGAGCCCGAAACAGGCATCATCGGAAGCAGAACGGAAGACAGCTTGCGACTGGTTCGATAACACCTGGCGCTCGCGACTCAATGATCCGGCAACCGGCGCGCACATCATTGTCGAGCAAAGGACATCGCAGAAAGATGTGTCTGGTCACCTGCTCTCAGCGGAGAAAGCGGAGTGGACGCATCTTTCGCTGCCGCTCGAAGCGACAAAGGCTGAGCGATGGGAGTTCCCGATAAGCGGACGCGTGGTCGAGCGGGAATCCGGTGAAATATTACAGCCGGACAGGTTTCCTCCCGAAGTCGTAGCCTCGGCAAAGAAAAGATCGCGAGTATTCGGAGCGCAGTATCAACAGGATCCAGCTCCGGACGGCGGCATCATTTTCCAGCGGCGCTGGTGGAAGTACTACACAACTCGTCCGGCTAAGTTCGATTCAATGAATCAGTCCTGGGACATGTCGTTTAAGAAGACGAGCGACAGCGATCACGTGGTTGGGCAGGTTTGGGGAAGACGTGGCGGTGAGCACTTCCTGATCGATCAGGTTCGAGAGCGCATGAGCTTCACAGAGGCCAAAAAGGCCGTAGTGATGATGAAGGCGCGATATCCGAAAACAGAACGGATTCTGATTGAGGACAAAGCCAATGGGCCTGCCATCATCGATGCGCTGCAGAGCACCATCTCTGGCATCGTAGCGATCCAGGCAAATGACTCGAAGCTGTCGCGCGCAGAAGCCGCTTCGGCTGATGTGGAATCAGGAAACTGCTATCTGCCTGGGCCGGAAGAGACGCCGCCGCAGTGGGTCGCCGACTACATCGAAGAACATGCGAAGTTCGACGGCCAGCCGGGAGGAGAAGACGACCAGGTCGACGCGACGAGCCATTACCTGAACTGGTCGAGGACCCGCATGAACGGATTGCTCGACTACTACGCTCAGCAGGCTGCAAAGGTAAAAGCCGAAAAGGCTGAAGAGCAGGAACAGGAAGCAAAGAAGGTGCCTATGAAAGCAAGAGTCTGGTCAGAGCCGATACGGATTATCGGAATGGGATTGATCCCTGAGATCACGAAAGAACAGTGGCCTGCCGTCGCCGGCGAACTGATGGATTGGATTGCTTTTGTGTCAAATGATCCGGAGCGGTCCAAGGATGCAAAGAGGGCGCTAAAGGCTCTTGTTAAAAAGTTCGGCGATATCCCTGGCGTTACGTGCGATGCGGTGGAAGGCTGATGAGCTCCGTGCGTCTAATGGAAGCGGTAAAGCCCCTCCTGATAAAGCACGAAGGGCGTAGCATGTCCGTTTACTACGATACGATGAATATCCCCACCATCGGCGTCGGCTTCAACCTGCTGCGTCCGGATGCTCGCCAGCTCTGTCAGCAGTGTGGCGCAGACTACGATGCACTGCTGGCTGGAACAGCAGAGCTGACGGGAATCCAGTCTGATTACATCCTGGACCAGTGCATCATCGAAGTCATTGACTGGATGGTCAAGGTTGTCCCCGAATTTTCGAGCTTCACTCTGAATCGGCAGTCTGCGCTCATCGATATGGGATTCAATCTCGGGGAGACGCGGTTCCGCGAGTTCGCATTCATGATCGCGGCGCTCAACGGCGAGCATTGGCACGATGCCGCACAAGAGATGCTTAATTCGCTTTGGGCAAAGCAAGTTGGCCCTCGCGCTACAGAACTGGCACGGATGCTGGTGGAAGGATGAAGTACCTGAAAACTGCGGGCCAGACAATAGAAGGTGCTGCCTGGCTGCTGCTGCACCTGATTGCTCACATCCTGCTGATCGTGGGCTGTATCGTCACGCTGCTCGACGCCGGCATCAAGGCTGGCTTGTCATATATTCGAACCGTCCAGGACGGTCTGATCGTAAGGCTGGGAGCGAAATAGGCCAAAATGCCCACTGATATCACGAAGATCATCAAGGCTGGCGATATGCTCCCGCCGAGCATCGCCGATGCGTGGTTCGGTCCCGGCAATCCGATCCCGCCAATCGCGCCGCCTGGGACTGACCCGCGCACCAGAAACTACCGCTATAACGAGAACATCCAATACTCGCCGCGGAAATATTCTGGCTTTACTTACGAGCAGATGCGGGCGTTGGCCGACACATGCTATCCGCTGCGCATCATCATGGAGCGGTTTAAGTCTCGCATTGCCAGCCACGAATGGGAGTTTCGCCTGCGCCCGGAGCCAGGCGAGCCAAAGGAATCCGTCAATAATCGCAGCTGGAAGGATGCCAGAATCAGGAAGCTGACAAAACTGTTCGAGCTGCCGGACGGAGAACATGACTGGCCCGAGTGGATCAAAGGATGGCTCGAAGACAACATCGTGATCGACGCCGCAGCAATTTGGGCAGACCGCGACAGCAGAGATGAAATTGGCGCGCTGGTACAGATAGACGGAGCCACGATCAACCGCGTCATCGATGACGACGGGCGAACACCGATGCCGCCTTATGTCGCTTATCAGCAGATCATTCACGGCATGCCAGCCATCGATCTGATGTATGACGACATCCAGTTCACAGTCGAGAACTACCGGCCAAACAAGGAATTCGGCTTCTCTACCGTAGAGCAGACAGCGCTCTTGATACAGACGCAGCTCAATCGAGCAGTCTGGACGCTAGATCACTATACGAAGGGAACAATTCCTGAGGTCTTCGTACTGCTCGATGGCGAAAAGTATTCAGCCGAGCAGATCACGGAGTTCATGCAGAACTTTGAGGCGAAACTTAAAGGCCAGTCTGGGCAGAGGCAAAGCATCTATCCGATTCCGGATGGGAAAATTCACGAGCTCCGCGGCAAGGAACTATTTGAGGGTTTCGATGAGTACATGATGCGGATCTTCTCGTACCAGATTGGCGAGCCCGTAACGCCGCTGGTGAGAGGCAATAACCGTGCCGAGGCGCAACAGATCGACGACACTCGCGAGGAGTCTGGCGAAGTTCCGAAGCTAAAGTTTGTGCGAGCGAAGATCAATCGGCTGATTCAAAGTCCGTTTTTCTTCGGCTTCGACGACATCATCTTCGATTGGAAGCGATCCGAAACTACTAACGCGCTCGAACAAGCGCAGATCGATCAGATTGAGATCCCGCTCGGAGTGACTACGGTCGATGAGGCGCGGGTCCGGGATGGCAAAGCACCACTGAGCGACGAGCAACGTCAGCAGTTGCAGTCTATGCACGCCGCAGCGAAACCAGGCAAGGAAGAGGAGGAAGACGGCGCTAACGAGCCGGTATCCAAGCGCGCCCAAAAAAAAAATACCTCCTTGCTGCCCTTTCTCCCGAGTGGCGGAAGGATGATCGAACGGAGCAGGGTTTCGCGCTACTGATCGAGCGATTCCTCGCGAGGCAGGCCGATGTTGCTGCTGAAAGCATCGAACTGGCCTATGCGGCGGTGATCAAGATGAGCGATGAGCAGCGCCAGGCCATCGAGGAGATTGTTGCTGCTTATAGCTTCGAGCATTGGGAAGAGCTGATTCCAGAGATTCAGGATGTGCTTCAAACCACATCGCGCGACGTAGCGATGGAAGCTGTTCGTCAAATCTATGGCGATGCAGCATTAGCGGAAGAGGGAACACCGGCATCAGCAGCGATCCGTGGACTGTTCGACCACGTCAACACGGAGGCGGCTGACTATGCCAGGGGACGCGCGGCGGAGCTCGTAGGGCGGCGTTGGATGGACGGCGAACTGATTGAGAATCCGGATGCGCAGTGGGCAATCACAGACGCGACGCGTGAATGGTTACGAGATGCAGTTACGGCAGCGTTTGAGGATGGCATGTCGCCCGCGCAGCTGGGCAAAGCCATTCGTGGTTCGCAAGCATTTACGAAATCACGCGCGCAGATGATCGCGCATACCGAAATTGGCAATGTCAACATGCGGACGCTGGAGTCCGCATCAGTAGCGGCAGGAGCGACTCACAAGCGCTCGTTTCTGTCAGCAGATCATGACCATGACGACATCTGCGATGAGGCCGCGGCGGTCGGCGAGGTGCCAATCGACTATGTTTATCCGGGCGGCGCAACCAGGCCGCTCTATCATCCACGCTGCCAATGCAGCGAGAGTTATTACATCAGGAAAAAAGTAAATGCCATACGTTAGAGACAAGGGAAAAACGAACCGCAAGATTCCATTGCCCAAACCCGTAAAAATACCTGCACCTGCCAGAAACTATTTCGTTGATGAGCACGGGGCCGTTCGTCATCTTAAGCCGAAGCGGCCGAACGGCATGACTCACAGGCAATGGAAAAAGATGTATATGGACCTGCGTAGACAGGCAAAAGCCCGTAGCGCCAACAATCAAGTTGCTGCATAACCCTTGTTGTCATTGGCCTCCAGCCCCGTCATTGCCGGCGGGGCTTCTTTTTGAAAGGAAATTTCGATGGACAAGCTAACCGTATTCGGCCGCATCGTAAAAGTCGATTTGGCAAAACATACCGTCGAAGGCATCGCGATGGATGAGACGCCGGACCGCGACGGAGAGATCTACGACTACAACTCATCAAAGCCCTACGTGCAGGCGTGGGCGCAGTCTTTCGCCGATACGACCAAAGCTGCTGGGCAGGAAGTCAGCTATGGAAACGTCCGGAGCATGCATTCGAATATCGCCGCAGGCAAGCTGACCGATATCTGCTTCAGCGACCACGAAAAGTCCGTTCCGGTGACAGCCAAGGTGCTCGATGATGAGGAATGGAAGAAAGTCGAGTCCGGTGTTTACACGGGGTTCAGCGTAAAAGGGCGCGCCGTCAAGAAGTGGCGGGACGGCAACTATACCCGCTACACAGTCGATCCGATTGAAATTTCGCTCGTGGATATGCCCTGCAATCCGGGCGCAAAGTTTCTGGCTGTGAAGGCTGATGGAACGACGGAAGAGCGCGATTTCCAGGAAGACATTCAGAAGCGCGAATTTTCTGAGCGCCGGCGCAAAGACCTTGCTGAATCAGGCAAAGCGCTGCCGGACGGCTCCTTTCCGATTGAGAACAAGAAGGACCTCGAAAACGCTATTCGCGCAATTGGCCGCGCGAAAGATCCGGAAGCTGCGCGAAAACACATCATTGCCCGCGCAAAAGATCTGGGTGCCACAGACATGCTGCCTGCCGATTGGGATGGCAGTACCAAAGAGAAAGTGGCGACGGCCGCTGATATCCAGAAACTCACAGAACAGATTGCTGAATTACAAAAACGGCTGACCTCCGCAACGGTCGGAAAGGAACACGCAATGACACCTGAAGAAATCCAGAAGGCTGCGGAGATCAAAAAGGCCGCGGCAATCGAGAAAATGAAGGCGGCACACAAACTGCATAACGAGGTAGGCTCTTGCCTCCATGGCTATTGCGATCATGGCGACACTGAAAAGTGCATGGCCAAAGCAGCCGAAGCGCATGAAGCCTACAAGAATGCTTTCTCTGACAAAGAGAGCGACGAAGATGAAGCCGAGAAGGCAGCCAAGGCCGCTGAACTGAAGAAGGCGAGCGAGAAAGCCGAAATCCTGAAGCGCGCCAAGGAGCTCGGAATCTCGGTCGTCGAGGAAAAATCCAAAGCTGATCCAAAAGTGGCAGAGCTCGAAAAGACAGTCAAAGAGCTGAAAGAGCAGATCGAAAAGGGCGCATCTGTCGAGCGGAAAAAGCCGGTGCTTGCCGGCAAGTCCGTGGCGAAGGCGGATGACTTCGATGCCAACGATCCGACTGTGAAGAAGTTCGCTGAAATCAAGAAGGACGATACAGCGCTCGTCGCGAAGACAGTATCTGCCATCCGTTCAGCTGAGCCTGTATTGGTCGACTAATCCTCAAACCTCGCAAAGTTCTGGTGCCAACCCAAACAACCTAACCCGATCAGCACCAGGAGAATACCCATGTTCCATTACCCCTCGAACGCCCTCAATATGGAGATTGAGGCGCAGCTGGCGGCGCATTCGCGCGTGGCGAAGCGCTCCATCCGCAAATCCGCTGGCCATGTGGTCAGGGACATCGCGGGTGAAATCCAGGACATCGTTTCGAAAGCCGGCATCACGGCTTCTACCGGCATCACCAACTACAGCCTCGACCTTGGGCTGATGGGCCTCTATCCGGATGAGGTGCCCTTTCTGGACCTTGTGCCGCGAAAGATCAGCCACAAGGGCGATACGATGACACACTGGAAGACAATCACCAACCCTGACCAGTTCAACGTCTCAATGGGCGTAGCCGAAGGTCAGCGCACCGGATCGATTACTCCCACAGTCAACATCGTCAGCCGGGCCTATGCCACGCTGGGCAAGGAATCGAACTATACCTTCGAAGCTGAAGAAGCAGCGGAGGGGTTCGACAATCTGCCCAGCCAGGATGCCATTCAACTGCTGAGCGCCTTCCGTATCGGCGAGTCAAAGGTTGCGGCCTACGGCAATGCAACGAATGCTCTCGGCACGGCAAACACGCCGACCGCGACAGCAGGCGGAACCGGCAACACTCTGCCGGCTGCAACATATGTTGTGCGCGTAGTGCCACTTACCTATGAAGGGCTGATGTATGCGTCGATCTCTGGCGGCGTACAGACAACCTTCACGCGCAACAACAATGACGGGACTACGACCACGGTTCCCGGCGGATCTGGCATTGCATCGGCAGCTTCCACGGGAGTTGCAGTGACGCTCGGCCAGGCGCTGACTGCTGTTGTTGCTCCCACCAACAATGCCTATGCCTACGCGTGGTATATCGGCACTTCGGCTGCCAATGCTGTGCTTGCAGGGTTCAGCACTCTGCCGACGTTCACATTCACAGCCGCCGCAACGGGTACCCAGACAGCCGCATCGATCACAGTGGATAACTCGGTCAATCCGCTGATCTATGACGGCCTGGCAACGCAGCTTGCCGCGGCGAATGCCGGCAACCCGAATGTGAATTGGAACACAGGGGCGCTGACCTCGGACGGGGCAGGCGGCATTACCCAGTTTGAATCGGCCTTTGTCTATCTGGCAGAGACCTACAAAATGGGCATCGATACGCTCGTCGTCGGTTACGGTGTGAAGCAGGCGATTAACAATGCTGTCTTCGCAAGCTCCGGACCGGTCTACCGCGTCGATGTTGGCGCAGGGACGCAGATAAGCGCAGGCAACGATGTGGCCTACATCGTCAACCAGTACACCGGCCAGAAGGTAAAGGTGGTGGTTGATCCGTGGGCGCCGACGAACTTTGCCTTCGGCTTCGCTACCAGACTGCCGTATGCGCTGCCCAATGTGCCACTGCCTTTCTGGATTGAGACGCGTATGCGCGACTACTACCAGATCGACTGGCCGGTCACCACTCGCAACAAATACTTCGGCATCTACTACTCCGGCGTCATGAAGGTTCCTGCGGCCTTCGCCGGTGTTGTGTTCGGCGGCATCGTCACGCCGAGCACCCTGGTTGCCGGCTAACAATGTCTTGCCCGGGGAAGTGGCACCCTTCTCCGGGCCGGATAAAGGGCTGGCTCGCTGAACGGCAGTCAGCCCCGAATTGCGTCAAAGGAAACCAATCATGGCTCAAGGCGATCTGATCACGCTCGCGCAGGCGGGTAACTGGCTGAATATGTCTTCTGACCAGTACAACGCCGATCCTGTGCTTCCGGGCCTGATCTCTGCCTTCAGCCAGTTCTTCCTGACTCTGGTCAGCCGTCCGACAATCTTCGCGCAGGAATTTACGGAGCGCCGCAATGGAACAGGAACAAACATCCTAGGGTTGATCAACACTCCGATCATTTCGGTGACTTCAGTCGTGATCAGCAATATCAATGTGCCTGCGTCTACGGATGGAGTTCAGCCCGGCTATGTAGCGGACCAGAACACGATACAGCTGATCGGAGGAAACTGGAATGGAACGTACTTTCCGTCCTCGCCCGGCGACGCCACGGGATACCCGGCATTCTTCTGGAAAGGCGTCGGGAATGTGTTCATCCAGTACTCCGCCGGATTTGAGAGCGTCCCCTCTGACATCCAGCAGTTCGCCATGGAGTCAGTTGGATGGGCTTACAAATACCGTGACCGCATCGGAATCTCAAGTCAACGCTTTGCTGACAACCTAAACAACACCTACTCGCAGATGCCACTTTCGCCCATGGCGAAGCTCTGCGTCAGGCAATACAAGAAGCAGACTGCGCAGTGGTAACGGAAGTCATATGGCAGGGCAATTTTGAAGAATACCTGGACACCAAAGCCGAGCGCATCGTCGAAGCGATCCGCGCTGAGATGCAGGCAGAGGTTGTCAACCTGCTGAGTTACATCAAGGACAGCAAACTGAGCGGCCAGGTGCTGAATCAGCGCAGCGGAAACCTGAAGAACTCCGCTTTTACCGAGGTCGAAAATCAGGGATCGCAGATCGAAGGCACCGTCGGTTTTGGCCGAACGGTGCCATATGCAGCCATTCATAACTATGGCGGAAAGATCAACGTCCCTGAAGTCGATGGCAAGCTGATGGTCTTCGAGCGAGCCGGGATGACGGTCTTTACGATGCGGCATAGGGCTTTCACCGTAACGATGCCGGAACGCAACTACCTCGAGTCCTCACTTGCCGAACAGGAACAGGCAATCATGGCTGGCTTCGAAAGCGCAGTAGATGAGGCGATTGCGGACTAAATGCAGAGCACCAGAGAAGCAATCTATGCAGCGCTGGCGCAAGAGCTGCAGATCATCACCGGCGTCAATACGGTCTCGCGGGTTTACCGCCCGCACACGGACTACACAGCAATGGCGTTGCCCGCCGCGTGCCTCGACGAGAAGCAGGAAACGGCAGTCGTGCCTACCCACGGCAACCCGGCCATCTATACACTCGCCGTGGATCTCTGGCTGTATCTCCCGGCGCCGCAGCTGTCACAGCGGCCGGGCGCGGAAGCACTTGATCCGATGACGGCTTTGAATAACGCGCTCGATGCGCTCGACCAAAAGCTGCCGAATCCCCCCAGCCCTGTTGAGACCTACAACACGCTGGGCGGCCTGGTCCAGCATGTCTGGATCGAAGGAAAGATTTTGAAGGTTTCAGGCGTGGCCAACGGGAACACGCCTGTCAGTATCGCCAGGGTGCCAATCCTGATCCTCACGACTTAACCAACAAGGAGCAATCTCATGATTCAGTTTGGACAGCCCCTGATCTGGGTCAATCCCAATGCGGGCAACCTGGCCACCAATCCCACGCCGATGCAGCCGCTCACCGGCCAGAACTTTGAATTCAACATCGCCCAGGACATCAAAGAGCTCCGCGGCCTCTATAAGTCGCCTGACGATGCCGCGCCGGGTGATGCGAAGTACACCGGCAAGTTCGAGTTTGGGCGTCCGGACCTCGATCTTTTCAACCAGATGATGTTTGCCGACGTGCGCTCAACCGGAGGCCCGCAGACAGTCTGGAATGAGGCGCACAACGTGCCCGCATCGACGCCTTACACCATCACGGTGAATCAATCCACGGCATTCGACAAGGATCTCGGAGTCAAGTATGCCGGCGCTCCTCCCGCGGTCTCTGGAGCGACGCTGCCACAGCAGCTCACACGCGTAGCTACATCGCCGGCGCAAGGGCAGTACAGCGTTTCGGCAGGCGTCTACACGTTTGCGGCGGCCGATGCAGGTGCAGCGGTAGTCATCAGCTATGACTACACCGTGACAGCGGGATTCCAGACGCAAATCAATCAGCAGCTGATGGGGTACGGTCCGCAGGTAGAGCTCTGGATCGCGAACATGTATCAGAAATCGCCCAACAGCCTGATTCCCGGGATCCGGCTCTATGCGGTCAAGTTCTCGAAGCTGGGCATGCCTTTTAAGCGCGATGGCTATGAACTGATCACAGCGGAATATACAGCGTTCGCTGATGCCAGCGGCCGCATTGCGCAGATGTGGAATCCGGGCATCGCTTAAGCCGTGCTTTCCAGGTTACGTTGGCCCTTGCCCGAAACACAGCCATCCAACGGGAGCTTTCCATCGGGGCATAAGGAAGGAAGCTCCCCACTTTCATTTTTGAACAGAAAGCAGGAAAAGCATGGCCGATCTAAAAGAGACTATCGACGGCGTAGAGTATGAACTTTCCTACACTACGCGCGGCCAGGTCAAGGGAATTCCAGCAGATGACCCTAATTTTGACGGAAAGATGCTGGCAGCTGCGATGGGAAAGGATACGGAAGAGATTGATGCTCTTCCGTTTTCTCATGCTCAGAAGCTATTGGTTGCGCTGAACAACGCAAATGCGCCACAACCTCATGATCGTGAAAAGTACAAGGTGGGCTCTATTACCTTCGGGCAGTCAAAGTCTATTCTTGGCCCAAATCCGCCAGCTCCTGACGTCCAGGTCGAATTGCTTTTGCAGTCCGCGCTTGGCATGAGCGAAGAGGAGACCAACGATATCCCGGTACGCTTCTTTAGCTCACTATATGAGGAAATACTTCAGGTTAATGGCCTCAAAGCAGCCAAAGGAGGCGATGGAAACCGCACGGGGGAAGAACAAGTTTCAATGCCCTCCGGGCCTTCCTGATAACTGAAACAGGGTGGACATGGCATTACATTGATGACCTGCCGCTGCCATATGTATGGGATTTTATCGACGGAGTCGCCAGCCTCCGGAAGACAGATGGAAATGATGAGGCCAAAGAAGATCCCACGCCGTTGGAAATAACTACCCTTCACGAGTTACCAAAGATCAATCTCGACCATGCACCCTTGGGCATTCAGGCGTGGATAGAAAAGCGCAAAAAGGCCTAATTTCGTGCTATCCTTCTCATCCGAGGGTGCCATGAAAGCCTTGATTGTAGCCTTGTTTCTTTGTTTTGAGTATTCTGCATGGTCGCAAGTTAGCCAATTATCTCCGTCAGAAGTGCAAGCGGCCATAGAGGCCAAGCCAAACGCAGGATTTGTTGACCTCATCAATATGAGCCTCTTTACTCCATCAGAGTGCAGGGCTCAGATGCCAGAAGAGGATATTTTCACGCCTACCGGATGGCTGCATGCTCTCAGCATCAATAGCAGGAAGCAGTATCGCGATTTTAATCCTTCAGATGAAGACAAAGGACGCTATCTTACAGTCATTAGCAAGGGCTGCGCTTCTGGATCAATATCCGGTCCAGTCTGCGACACGATCACGCGTGTCGTCATTCTTTCCGATAAAGACGGGACAGATAAGGCCGAAGCCATCAAAGAAAGGCCTCTGTCGCAGAGCTGGCAAAATGGTTTTGGAGCATCGGCTACATGCTCAGGCCTTGTAAGCAAATTTGATCTATCAGAAGTCCAGAAAATTGTGGCAATGCATCAAGAATTATTTATCGCGACATTCAGTGGTTCCCGGCTTCTGAAGGTGTATCGAGTAAAAAAGCGCGACATCAAACAACTCGGCCTCTAAAGACCAACAAGAAAGCACACAGAGCCGCCCGAGAGGCGGCTTTTCTATTTAGGTTCACATGGCTGATATCACAGCACGAATTATTGCGGACACGACAGGACTCCAGAGTTCTTTTCAGCAGGCGCGCGCCTCCGTTGTCCAAGCAGAACGCGATATGGCAGAAGCCGTCGCGCAATTCGGGAAAGCTGCTGAAGGCGGCAATGTTCAAGCCGCGGCGGCCCTAAAAGAATATGAGAGCGCCTTGGCGTCAGCGCGATCCAGCCTTGCAGCCTTCGCTGCAACGGAACAGGAGGAAGGAATCGTTCTACGGAATACGATCTCGGCGCGCATGGCTGCAAGTTCCGAACTGCGCGTGCTCGAAGGAAACCTGATGGGTTCAACCAGGGCTGCTGGAGCGCTATTAACAATGCTTCCCGGCGTTGGAGTGGCTCTGCAGGCAGCCTTTCCCGTTTTCGGCGTCATTGCTCTAGTGGAGGTTCTTTCTCGTGGCGTGGAAGCAATCTTTAAGTGGGGCAATGGACTCGACCAGCTTTCGGAGAAGGACAAGGCTGTACACGATCAGATGATCCACAATGCTGAGGACGAATTGAGGCATTCTACTCAGCTCATAAAAGCGCAATACGATCTTGCCATCGCTTCGACAAATTCTCCAATTGAGAAAGCGCAGCTCAGAGTGCAGATGGAAACTGCACTTGTTGACGTCGGAGAGAAAAGGGTATCGCAACTCCAAACCGAACTGAGCCGGTTACAGGAAATCTCCAAGCAACAGCAGCTGATCGCGGATCAGTGGCGCAGCCAAACGCAGCTATTGGCGGGAGGAGGAATGTCGGGGGCGTCGGGAGCCGGAACGGTAGGCACCGCGATCATGGCAAGCCTTTCGCAAGCGAAGGCCATTGCGCCATTTTCGCCTGGGCCGAATGGAGAGCCGAGCGAGATACAAAAGACAAAAAATGCAATTGAGGAGGCGCAGGCAGCAGTTAAGGAGTCTCAAGCCGGCGTCCTCAATGCTCAGGCAGAAGTAACTAAAGCCTATGAAAAAACCGCGAAGGCTGCCGAAGAAGTTGCACGCAAGAACGAGGCACTCGCCGCATCGGCGCAGCGCAGTGTCATCGAAGTCGCCAACCAGCAACGCGAGATTCAGAACCAGCAAATTGAATATAGTGCCCGCCTGAAACAGGCGATGGATCTGACAAATGATCCATCTGTTATGGAACAGCTGCGCCGCAGCGGTCAGGATCAGGCCCAGATTCTCAAAGAGCAGACAGAGCAATATCGCCTGCAGGCTGAGGAAAAAATCAAGGCTGCTTCGGAACAATATCGTGGCACAGAACAGCGCACGCAAATTCAGGTCGCACAGGGTACATTAAGCCCAGCAGACCGTGTGCGCATACTGCAGCAGGAAGCAGCGCAGGAATATGCGGCGCAAATGGAAGCGATTAAGCAAAAAGAAGAGCTTGATCGTGGATATCTCGATAAATATCAGCAGGACCTGAACGCTCAGGAGCAGCTGACGCGCGCCTATTATCAGAAGCAAGAAAGTCTGTCGGCGCAATATACATCTCTCACCGTAAGGCCGTTTGTGACGGCGGCCGATCAGATCGAGAATGCTTGGGTAGGGGCCTTCAATAGAATTCTCATCGGCGGCCAGCAATCATGGCATGCAATGGCTCAGCTCGGACAGCAGGTGGCCCTCTCACTTATTGATGATGCAGAAAGGTGGGCTATCAAGTGGGCCGAAAGGGAACTGCTGAGCCTTGTACTGCACCAACAAACAAATGCAGAAAAAGCAGCTTCGGATGCGAGCGCGTCAGCAGCTTCTGCGGCCACGGCAAGCGCTGCGAACGTCGCACAGGCAACCAGCTATTCCGCAGTCGCAGTCACTGGCGCCGCCGCTTCGCAGGCTTTTATTCCTATCGTCGGACCTGAGCTCGCCGTGGCGGCAGCAGCTACAATGTCCGCCAGCCTTGCTCCATTTGTAGCGATGGCCGCATTCGAAGAAGGGACGGGTTTCGTTCCTAAGACGGGTTTAGCAGTCATCCACAAAGGCGAGGCAGTGATCCCGGCCCCGACGATGGAGCAGCTCCGTGGCAATACAGGCGGAGGCCATACGATCAACTACTCGCCCACCTTCACAAGTCACAGTACGCCGACCGACCAGCGCCGCGGCCTGGCCGATCTGAGGAAGATGGCGCGGGCTGCGAATATCAATTTTTAGCTGAAACCCCATGAAAACGACCTATTCAAACATCGAGTCATCACTCGGATGGCTTGTGGTTTCAGGGCCAAGTATTAACTCAGTTGCCCCGACCACCTACGTCATCGAGCAGACTGCATCCCAGCTGAGGACCTACATTTCAGGGCCAGCCTATGCAGGAGCGCTAGGCAAGAAGCAACTGCCTTTGCCGCCAATCGCCAAAGGCATCT